CGCTGTCTCCAGCTCGGAATTAGAGCCGCGACGGGTATCCAGCTTCTCCTTGACGGCTTTGAAGGAACGGAACAGCGCCCAGCCTTTCGGATCAAACACGATGATATTCACCACGCCGCTGGCGTTCAGCGCATAGGCTTCGATATCGTCGGTCGGGTCATACGTGGACTTGTCACGCTTGCTCCACTCCGTACCACCGGACTGTGTGATGTTGTTCGCCGCACTGCGGCCCATATCCACCTCAACCGGATCGAAGGCTTCACCGGTCATGGTGTATTTGCCCTTAAGCACAGCAGAAACTGCCTGCATCTCTTCGACCTGAGCAATGGCCAGCTCTTCGTCTCGCATGTTCTGCATGATGATGCGACGGCGGCGGTAAGCCGGGTCCGCCAGATTCTGCGGATCTTCATCCGGCAGGCGACGCAGGGTCATCTGCGGATTCACCTCATGCTTGGGTTACATGAGTCAAATACGATGCTATACGATTGACTGTAAAAGAAATAAAGCTTACAACTGATATTGCTTAGCTACAGTTGCAATACAACCTGCAATACAAGCCCTCAGTTTAAGAGAAAGAGACTTTGCTAAGTCCTCGTAAATCGAAATTGTTCACCCTGCTGTATTTCGATACATGCTGTATCTTATGATTTTTCACAGTAAATAAGGAGTTGAAGATGGTTGATGTACGATTAACTTGTATTACTCTCTCCAGTTCGAACGCCCTTCATGAACACATTACTCATGTGGGAAGCCCTCAATTTAATCCCCCTGGAAGTAAGTGGACTGTGGCAGATGTAGTTAATTCAATTGAGAACAAGTTACATACTTTCTATGTCACTGATAGTTATGGCAAACGTGCTGATGTAGGTGTCGTTGATCCAGGAGGGGGAGGGCGGAAATTTATACGTACTTATGCTGATGGTCGATGGAATAATAACTTACTGTCATTACCGAGATGCTAAAGATCGCATGAGCGTTGATTCGGTTCTGAAGCTGGCATCGTATAAACAAGGGCTGAAGAGAAATTGTTAACACTAATATTCTCTGATGGCTTTATCCAGGAGTCATAGGCACATCGTTTGACCCTATGACTCCTTTTAATTGAAGAGCCCCATAAAAATACTACCCAAACAGCCCTTTTAGAATTTATTAAATTAAATCCCGAGCCCTTTCTTAACCAACTCACCAATGATCGGCCATATTACTGGTTGCACAGACTCCCAAACAGGACCGCATACTTTAGACAGCAATGATTTCGCTTCTTTACCATCACCTTCATTAGCGGCTGCCACAGCTGCTTCAATATCAGAACGTTGATCGCTGTTAACTACTTGCCCCTGTTCTTCAATGATAGAAATCAGCTTAGCAACTATTTCAGAATCGGAACTGCTTGTGATGTTTTGGGTTTGGGAAACGACCTCTCCCTGCCCTAATTGCGTATTGCTGAAATGTCCGCCGGTGATCGTTAGATTATTGACTATACGCTGAACACGTTGTGGGCGATTTGGTACTTTCCTTGACTCCTTGTATCCAGCCTCCGTCAAATAAACATATTCACGTAGGCTATAAGAAGCAATAATGATCACAGAGCTATTGTGATCATTATCGAACATTTTCATGGGGCCAGTTTTGATTAGTTTGCTTTTTTCGAGATCGCCAAAGGCAACTTCAAAATCTACAGATGTAAAATCAGCGACGTTGCATACTGCAGTAGCTAGCGCATTGATGTTCGGGCCTTCATAACCATTTTTTAAATCCTGTGCAGTTAACCCTCGATCTGTAAAATCTGCCAGTAAGGTACCCAAAATCTGTTTTGCTGCTTCGTCTAATTGTCCGGCCATCAAAGTTACCTTTTTGAATGAAGTCCATCTGATAAATATGGTTAAAATTCAATAATTCAACAGCTGATTTATAGATTGTAACCGATCTTATACGTCTAGCCTATCTTGGCGGAATGGGCTTCTGCCAATAGAAAATACTTGCCGCTCCACACACCACCGCTCCATGCTTGCCCTATCGTTGCCCCCAGAACACCACCAACCACCAAGAAAGCGCCAAGAATGGTTTGCAGAACACCAGCACGCTTACTCCCCATAATGATCGGAACAATTCGAATCGTACGACCACCATTTGGAAAATCGAGATCATCCTGCGCGACATTATTTTTATCCACAAACACGGCGAAAGTGAGTCCTCAAGCCTTGCTAGTGTTCATGAATTTCTCAAATCCCGGAATAGTGGCTGATAATACCCTTAATGCCTCACGCGTCGGACCGATAAGGCGCTGATGTTCTCTGGCGAACAAAGAAGCTAAAGATCCGCTTAGTTTGATAGTTGTCATGACTTCTGCGCATGGATTCATAGCCGCCTCAGTAAATTTTGGAGAAAGGAAACGGTTAAGCTGTTTTTAGCTCAAAATAGCGCTTACCATTTCCTTTCTTTTTAGGTGGCATTTCCATTAATAACATATAGTTACAACGAAGAAGAACAGAAACGGCAAATCGCAGAAAATTGTCATAAATAGCAAGAATCTGCGCGCCTGACGCCCCGTAACGTTCTGGATCGCCGGAAAGGACCCGCCAGCCAGAACGGGCCCTAATTTCATCAACCAATCAACTTATAGCGACCATCCCGTGCATTGCGACGTACACGCTCAATCTTGAGGCATAGCGCCGCATCTGGCTTTTTGGGGACAGGTACGCGGCAATATTCAGAAGCTCGAGGAATATTGTTTATCCAGTCGATCACTTCACTTAAATACCAGGCCTTACGCCCTTCCGTAACCTGTACGCGTTCGGGGAACTCTCCACGAGCCTCAAGGTTTAGCAATGTGCGACGGCTAAGGGTAGTAAGTTCCATCACCTGATTCATATCAACAAGGCGTTCACTTAAACGCATTTTGTCAGCAATAGCCTTTAATTCCTCTACTGCTGGATCCGGATACATCATTTCGGCAATTGGCTTAAGGTCATTGTAATGATTCTGCATTGTATCCCCCTTTACACACGAGCCAGCGGCTGAACAGAAATACCTGAGCCAACAAACGCGGCAACCTTTGCCGACAGTTCTCTTACAGACTCAGGCCAGTTCAGAGCATCAACATTTAAAACACCTGTCTTATAAACCTGTGCCTGTGTTTTTTTCGCTGTGTCGATTTGTACAGCGGAAACATAAACCGCTTTGCCTGCGCTCGTTCCATCCCATACCACTAGCGCACCAGTTGCATCTTCCTGCATCAGTGGCGTAAACGCAGGTATTACCCCTTTATTGGCTGAAAATATCCCCAGCGTAGTAACCAGTGCTTCAGTGCCAGACATGAGTTCAGTGTAATGAGTAGCCATTGCTCCCCCTTAGCCAATGCGAACGGTAACAAAACGATTGATGCGGGCCGGTATTGGCTGTGGTGCTGAATGTGTCTGCACATATTCAATAGCCGGATCACCAGGCACAATATAGTTTTTCGGTGCAAGTTCGGCTTTAGTCAGCCCCATCCGAATTAGCTCCGGATCCTGAATACCGCCATAAGCGACAATCCCCTGAAGAGCCGTATTGCCAAGCACCATCAAATCAGGATCAAGGAAATATTTTTCAGTTCCGTCCTCGTCGGTATAACGCCCGCTGTAAACAACAATCGCAACATCGCCCATATACCCTTTAAAACTCACCGAATCACCAAGGTCTTTAAGGGCCGTTTCCAGTTCGGAATTAGAACCTCGACGGGTATCCAGAGCCTCTTTTACAGCTCTGAATGAGCGGTATTTTTTCCATACATTGCCGCCCATAATAATGATATTAGTGACTCCCTCACTAAATTCTGCGTAGCTCTCAATATCATCATTTGGATCAAAAGATCCTTTATCCTTACCTGACCACTCAGCACCGCCAGACTGAGTGATGATATTTTGTGGTTTAATATTCCAGTCCAGTTCATAACGTTCAATACCATCGCCCTCAATGATATTTTTCCCCGTTGTGATTGCCTGAACAGCAAGCCATTCAATACGTGCACGTATAGCTTTAGCCTGATTTACAATCGCCTGTTTAACTTTAATATTACGCGCCCCAAAAGCATTGTATTGTTCAGGTGATACACCAGCAGGGCGCACAGCTAACTTATTTGGATCAATGCTGCTTTTCGGTTTCATATAGCCAGGGCGAATTGTTTTTGATTCGTATCCCTCATCTCGTGAAACTTTACTGCCCACCATAGGAGAGCAAAACGCCGCGATCGGGATATTTGGATCGTCGATCGTATCAAGAATAATGTCTCTCGATTCAAACATTACCGAGCGAGTGAAAAACAAACTGGTAAACAACGCATTTAATTTTTTTTGCACATCTTCAGCATTAACCACCTGTACAAGCTGGGTAGGCGAATATAAATCAACCATACGCATCCTCTTTGCATTCATTAAAAATAATTGTGGATATATGCTATCACCGATATTTGTCATGCGAATACATGCAACCGAGTGCAATGTTGTATAAAGTTTTGGGATAACAACTTCAGCGCGGATAATTAGTGTTAATATCTTCACTCCCTTTGGTCGGGATTTATGTAGCATGCCGGAAAATTTATTTTTTTCCGGCCTTTTTTATTGGCAATATTTAAAACGGAATATCATCTCCCCATTGCTCATTATCTCCCACTGGTGGATGGCTTCCTTGCTGATCTGCCTGTTGTTTTGCTCTGTTCAGTGCGTCAGTAGCCTGACCCTGTTGACCTTTTTTGCCGCCCGGTCGCACCGTTCGCGCACTGATTACGCTGTCTGCGATAACCTGCCAGCCCTGCCGCGTTTCACCGTTCTGTCCAGTCCACTGGCTCACCTGCATATTACCCGCCACGCTCAGGAGTTCGCCTTTGTGATGCTTTGCCAGCGCGTCGGCTTGTCTGCCAAACGCCAGGACAGATAACCACATCGTCGCCTGACCGTCATCCGACTGACTGCAGGGCAGTGATACCGCCATACGCGCCAGCGTCATGGGGGTGCCCTTGCTGGTCTGTTTTGTCTGCGGGTCGTCCACCAACCGCCCGTAAACTGATATTTGCGCCGTCATGCTGCCTGCTCTCCGGACTTAATATTGATTGTTGTCACTTCCTCCGCTTCAGCAATCTCCCGTTCGGTCAGAGTGGCAAAGTTTGCAGCCGCCGTTGTCATGAATGCGCTAATCAGTTCGGGATGTGCTTTCGCGTATCCTTCCCCGGCGTTGCGGTCGATGATTTTTATCGACACCCTTAACCAGTGTTCCGTCAAATCAAGGGCGTGCGATTGTGATTTTTTTGTGTGCTTCGCTGTCATAGGCTTTATCTCACAGCAGTAAATTAAAATTTTTGCGTTTTAACCCTTCACCTGTTCACCTTTTGATATTTTCTCTTTTAATTCATAATGTTAATGGGTGAACAGTTTCACAAAAACTATTCACCAACTGTTCACCACTGTTCACCCTTGAAGCTCAATAAACAATCAAAAAGATGAACAGTGAATAGTTTGGTGAACAGTTCATAAATAACTGTTCACCCTATAATATACTGATATAAAAGATATTTATGACAGGGTGAACAGTGGTGAACAGTTATTCCATAAGTTTAATTTTTGCTATCGTCATTAGTGACCGATACACATGATGGCATCCAGTCTTCTGATTCCTCCGTCAGTGTCACGTTTGAACGCAAACCGTGCTTCGTTTTCCGTTTCATATACTCCCTGCCATATTCCGCCATTGCCCCCGGCATATCTTTACCGAAGCGCGTCAGTGTTACAGGTTTACCAAACCCATGTGCCCTCATATAAGCCAGATAGGCATGATAGAGATACCTGCGTGGGCTGAATGGCACAATTTCAGCATTACCCACTAACAGGCCATCACACATTACCGATGCCATGAGATAACCGCAGAAGTCCACCAGCGAATCCCCCTCTCGCTTTATCGCCAGTGCTTCTTCAGATTTCTGCTGCTCATATAACAGGCGTCTGGCTTCGTCCTGATCAGCAAACCTTGTAAGCAGATGACGAATCACTACCGCCAGCTCACCTTCTATTTTTTCCGCCAGCATCGAATCGCGTTCGTTCTCCGGTACAACTTCCGAAAAATTGAATATCACCCGACGACGTGAGATCCCCCCGCTGCGGTCACTGAATGACATGGCGTTATTGTTAACCGCCAGCACTACTGCCGGAATACGCGTTGAATAGGGGGCTTTGTGTTTCGGGTCAATTGCCACCTTGTCACCGCCTGTAATGGCCTTAATCCCTGCCCCATCACCAGCGTAGCGGGTCATATCCGGCATGATAATCAGCGAAAAGCCAACCACTAACGCACGTTCCCTTGCATCTTCCAGCGCCTTCATGCTTGCTGATACTGTATTAGCCTTACCCGCCAGCATGGTGCAAATCTCCGCCATCACACTTTTACCACTTCCCCCCGGCCCTGTTACCTCAATGAATAACTGCCAGTCGTACCGGTTCGCCAGCACCATGAATAATGCCGCCAGTACGCGATCTGCCTTGCGGTCATTCTCAGCCACCGAACGGCGCAACCACTTCCAGAAATTCGGCGCATGTGTTGCCAGCGTTTCCCCCTCTGCTGGTGGGCTGAAAGGTAATTCACTGGCAATTAACAACCAGTCGTTTTTGTTATGCTCCCGAAAATTACCAGTTCTGGTATCAAATACCCCGTTACTGAATCCAATCAGGTTACGGGCTGTATTCCCCATTACAGGCAAACTTAACTTCATGGTATCTACCGCCGATTTAATAGCGTTCTGCGAATAGCTGATCTCCGCATCAATGAAAATCTGCGCCATAGCACGCTGTAACTCTTTATCCTGAACCGGCTCCCATACAACGCCGTTGTAATGATGAACGGTGTCAGAGTCGGCATTGATTGCCAGTTCGCCGCCGTAATGTGCAAGGAGAACTTCACCGCGCTGGCTGGCCCCCATCTGATTCAACGCCAAAGATGAAGCACGCTCGTCATTTTTGCGCTCTGCCTTCTTCACTGGCAGTTCAATCACCAGACTTTCCCCATGCTCCGCTTCAGCTTTTAGGCCGACAAGGCGCGGAGTCCAGTCTTCAGGCTCTCGATCAACAAAGCTACGGTAACAACGTGCTTCCTTTACGCCTGCAATAGCAAGTAATGTCGCAACCTTCGTCAGACTTTTCTCTGCAATCTTTCCGGCACGATAAACACGCACATAATGACGGCCTTCATCGATAATTTGCATATCATCCAGGTTTTCCAGTTGTTCCGTACCCAGAATGACTGGTGGTGTATCATCTGCTGCAATATGCTTACCTGCCCATTCATTCCATTCTTTTGCATGGCTCCAGGCATCACTGCCAGCAAAAATGATGACTTCCGTCATTTTGTCGCGCGGTTGGTATTTTAAGTTCGGAGCACGTTTCATTTGTTACCTCCGGCAACTAACATTGCCCGAATTTTACGGATATAGCCTGCGGCACGCCTCTGATTATCTGTCTTGCAATTTTTTACTAGAATGAAATCTCTTTCGAACTGCTGACGCGGCATAACACATTCAAAATCATAACCATCACGCAAATAAGAGACACGACGATCATCAACCGAAATAATCTTTACCCGATAGCCATAGCTGTCTTTGAAAATATCCCCAAGGCTGATTTTTGAATGAGTTTGACCGCTGGCAATAAAGCCAGAAAATTTATTTTTCATTTTTTATTCTCCGGTATAGCTCTGGTCGTGTATTTTTATAGCTTCATCCAGCTCTTTGATGACAGGATCAAGTAACGTAATTAACGCTCCAGCTAAATTAGCATCCCGTTCATCGTGTTCCGCATTTGTTGTCCCATCAAGCCAGGTTGATAAGATTTCTCGCATATTTTTGCCACAAACGAGCGCGTTTTCAGCATGTGTCAGCACTTTAAAATAAAGATCATTCATGGCACACCTCCTGACGAATACGGGCGGCGAATATCATCATGCAGCCAGTTGGGGATTGCTGGCGGGCTTCCTGTTCGCTGGTGGCCTCGATGGTAATCACGCGCGGTTGTGCCGTACTCAGGGCGATAAAACGCCAGAGGAAATTGTTTTCACATTTCTGAATAAACAGCGTGTTTTCTTCCCGCCCTTTCCAGAAAGCCGCAGTATAGCCCATCTCCTTAACCATCTTGCGGGCATCAACCAGCGTGTCAGCGGCTACATGTACCGTAGTTGCTCCATCTGCTATGCGATCGCGATGTAGCGCCAGAAAGATGTATATAAATTTAGGGTGAGTTTGGGTATGCTGTGTTCCAGCCATAACTGTTACCTCAACTAACGGTTATTGGTTAGGGGCCTGAGGGTGTTGGCGCATCATCAGGCCTCGTTTATTTCATAGTTGCACTAAATCCAAATGGTACGTACCATAGACAAACAGATTAACCCAGTGGTACGTACCAATGCAAGAGAAAAATTTGAAGGCTCACTTTGAGCGCTCAGGTAGTACAAAAAAGAACATTCGCTTCGAAGATGACTTATTAGATAAAATTAACAATGCCGCTGGCCCTGGCAATTTTAGTGCATGGGTTAAGGAAGCCTGCCTAGAAAAACTAAAAAGGGACAGTAAATCCTCTAGCTAGTAATAATATTGGAAGGCTTATGCCTTCCAATGTAAAAACCATGCAGAATATTAATCTGGTATAATCCACGATTGAAGCGGACCAACATATTTACCTATACCGTACGCGTATTGCTCTTGTTTATATGGCGCACCCAAATACAATATAAAATCACACTCAATATCAAGTCTTTGATATATTGAATTACTTGTTGCACAAGTATAAAGCAGCCCTATTTTTAATGTTTTATTGTTTTTAGTAGCATCCACTATAATATACTCTCCTTCTTGCACTGGATCATGGACTGTACATTTCCAGTTGTTATCCCTCAACTTTTCAACAAGTCCAGACATACACATTGCACTTAACCTTCCAGCTCTAAAAAACCAGCCATCATCACATGTTAATATGGGCATTTTAGTGCCTTTACTGAGTGTTCTGTCTGAGGACTTAATGCTGTAAAACATTTGGGAACCAATTCTTAGATTAACATCTTCCAGCAGAGATAATGATTGTTCATTGGGTTCCGGATAAAACAAATCGATATTATTATTTGGAATTAAGTAATACTCTAAAAAAACAAGGTTATTAAGAACACCTATCAATCTATGGAAATTCGCCGGGCGTTGCCACACAAGAGATAGACCATGAGAAAAAATATGTCTATTTAAACCAGACTTTTTGTTATATTTATCACTATTACTGAAAAAACTATTCTTTAACCAGTCACCGAAAATCCTAAGCATCATCGCACGATTATCAAGTTTACATATAATATTTTCTTGTCTAAATTGGTCATCAACCCAAGATTCTCGCGCAATTGAGAAATATCCAACTCTATCTATAGCCTTTTTTATTACCCCTTCAATTCTATCCTTTAAATTTTTTTTATGAACCCCTTGATTGTCAGCCAGTTGTACCAATGCACTTTCAACAATGGGTATTAAAGATGCTGTGGCTGCTGATTTATAACCCGTATAAAATGACAAGATAGATTCTCTAAGAGTATTTACATGATTATTAAGGACTCTAGAATTAGGTGCAACCTGCTCAACAAAGGTACACATATCAGGCATCGTATATAATGAAGGTAACGCATGTTCAAATTCATCTAGAGCTCTTTCTTTTGAAGTGTCACAAAAAACACGCGACATTGCATTATTAATATGTGTATTCATCAAATATGGAGGTATAAACCAATCTATAATCTCCCACTGAGATTTAATAGATGAAAATCTCTCACTCCATCCATCAAACTCACTCATTTGAATAGTGAAAAATGGGAAAAACGCAACCCCTAAATCACATTCCACTCGAAAACATTTTAAGGATAGTCCATTACCAATGCTATCCAATGTTATAGTTGGGTTGTTTATACCATGACTACAAAATAGTTCAGTTAATGTTTTTATATTAAATACCACTCCAGATTCTATTTTCCCAGCATATTCATTCCAAACAGTTTTGAAGTCCATGTATCATCCTCAATTACTTCCACTCCCCTTTTATCCATGCTTGGATTTCGGAGAGGCGGTATGCCACTGCTGTAGCGCCAATTTTAATCCGTTTCGGGAACTTACCTTCCTTCTCAAGCTTCCAGCGTGTGCTGTTCGCAAGAGTAGTCAGTTCCCGACACTCTTTCTCACGGATCATACGATCGATGTTAGGAATGTACTCCAGACCCTTTTTATCAACAACTGCCATTTTTTTCATGTTAACCAGCCTTTTGTTTGAGGATTGTTACTTTTGACTCAGCACCAGCGATGCTATTCAGATATGTAGTCCAGAGTTCCAGGGCATCCAGTTTTTTAGCCATAAACTTACTCCGGTTGTAAACACCTGCCACGCCAGGTAGCGCATGGCCTAACAGCTGCTCCACTACATGAAACTCAACGCCCAAATCACTCAGATGGGTTGAAAGCGTTCTTCTAAGGTCGTGTAGTGACCATTGTTTTTCATGGCCCAAACGTTTACCGATTTTCCCCCCAATCTTGCTTACGCTTTCTCTAATTCGCAGACTTCCCAGCACATAACCAGTATGTTTTGTCTCTTCGTGAACATCCGTTACCCACTGTCGTAGAATTTCAGGTACTGGTCTGACGATTTCAACACCAGTTTTTGAGTGATCTTTTGGTACAGTCCAAACCCAACTTTCGAGATCCCATTCGCTCCATTCTGATAATCGGGCTTCACTCATTCGACATCCAAATACTGTACAAAGCACAAACATTTTTCGCGTGTATTCAGACATTAGTTTTAAATCAGGCTCGACAAAAATTGCCTTCCAGAGCTGGCCCAGTTCGGCTTCATCCAGAACCCGATCCCGCTTACCTGCAATCTGCCCCACATCACTCATGCGCAAATCCTTTAAAGCATCACACGTCGCGTACTGGCGTACCCGACAAAAACGAAGAGCTAATTTAGTGTCAGAAAAAACATACGCCGCCATAACTGGTGCATTACGTTTAATTCGGTCAAAACAGTCCAGCCATTCATATAGGTGAGTGTCATTTACGGGCAAATGACCGATATAGGGAAAAATATGCTTTCGAAATCTGCCAAGCGTTACAGCATGAGTTTTTCGACGCACCTTACAGTAATTTTCATACCAGTAATTTAGTGCATCCTCCACTGTGACCGGCTTTAAGCGTTCTTCAGCCTGAATCTTAATCTGGATACGCGGATCACGTTTGTCAGCCAACCAACCACGGCACTCGTCGCGCTTTTCCCTTGCCTGTTTGAGTGACATATCAGGATATTTACCCAACGTTAGCCAGACCGGAGCAGCCCGGCCACCTGCTAACCTGTAGAAGAAAACAAAGCTCACAGCCCCTTTAGTACTCACACGAATAGAAAGCCCCTTTCCATCAGCAATGGTGATCTGCTTTTCTCTGGGTTTCCCCAGATATCCTTTAAGCGCTTTGTCGCTCAGTTTGTTCTCGCCAGCCATTTTTAGCCCCAAAAAGCAATACAAGCTGCAATACAGAGATGATTGCAACACACAGATAACGAGGAAAATTCAGTGAAAGCGCCAGATAAACTTATTCTTTATTATCAAAAGATTAAGTGTAAAAACCAGCAACTACACGAAAGCCTCAGAAAGCCATGCTAAGTGCTTGGGTTTGACATATCCCGGCGTAAA